TATGGTCTGACACCATTCTTGTCGCACTTCGCAAGAACCTCGTCTATGGAGCGCTTTTTAACAGCGACTATGAGGGTCAGATCCAGCAGATGGGCGACACCGTGCGTATCAACGCCATCGGTGATATCACCATCAGCAACTACACCAAAGACACCGACATCAATCCTCCACAGGCGCTAACCGATGCGCAAACCATGCTCACCATCTCGCAGGCAAATTATTATAACTTTGAAGTAGATGATGTAGATGCTGCACAAGCGCACCCAGAAGTGATGACCGAGGCTATGTCCTACGCTGCGTATAAACTGGCCTTGACGATGGATAGCTACTATGCTGGTTTCTACACCGATGCAGTGACCGCCAATCTGGTCGGTAGTTCTGGCTCACCTGTCACGCCTGCTCTCGCAACCACTTCTAACATTGGTGGTGGTCAGACGGTGTACGACTACCTCGTTATCCTCAACCAGTACTTAACTCAGCAAGGTGTGCCGAAGTCAGGCCGTTGGGCTGTGGTGCCTGCTTGGGTGACAACTTTGCTCACTCAGGACGTGCGTTTCACCAGCTTTAACACTGCTGATGCACGCCTCACGATCACGACAGGCAAACTGGACGCTGCTGCTGGCAATGCTTCTGATGCCTACCTTGGCAAAATCAACGGCATGGATGTGTACGAGTCGTTGAATGCTCCTCACTTGAGCGGTACCGCTGGTCAGACTGGTAGCACTGATGTGGTTCTGGCAGGTCATAGCATGGGTCTGACAAAGGCTGAGGGCATCAATAAGACCGAGGCATACAGGCCGCCATATCGCTTTGCTGACGCGGTGAAGGGCTTGGCCTTGTACGGTGCAAAGACCACACGTCCGTCTGCCATCGCTGCTGCCTATCTGGTGCACCCATAGTCTGAGGAGGAACTTATAACATGGCTCGTACTAACCTTCCATTATCAACCCTGGTGCCAAATGGCAACTTGGCTGCACCGGCTGGCACGAACGTTGATCCGACCAACGGGATGAACGTGGCTATTCCAACCACTAGCATGCCTGCTGCACCCAACCTTAACAGTCTTGTGCTCATCGTGAATAACACGGCTGCATCATCCAAAGTTGTGACGGTTCGCGCTGGTGTTGGTGGTGGTGTCACGCCAGGACCTGCGTTCCGTGCTGGTCAAGGTGATCTTGCGGTGACTGTTGGTGCTTCTGGCACTCAGTACATTGGCCCATTCGAGACGGCGCGTTTTGCCCAGAGTGATGGGTCCTTAAATATCGACATGGCGAGTGGCATTACAGGAACCATTACCGCGCTCATCATGCCAACACGCTGGTAGTCCGTAGGAAGAAGTTAAACAATGGCTATTGAGTTTCCCAAAGAACTACAACCGATGGCCCAAGGTGGCGTGTGGCTTCAGCCTCATAGTGCTGAAGTCCCACCAACCTACGTGGCACATCAGGCACACATTACCCGCCTGACGCTTGACGGATGGCGTCCAGTAATAGACCCTCGACCGGAATTAATGGCGCAGCTGGCAGCGAAGAAAGCAGCCGAGCAGGCCAAAGCCGAGCAGGAGCGCAAAGAGAAGGAAGAGGCCGAGGAGAAGAAGCGTGCAGAGAAGGAAGACAAGCAAGCCAAGCGCATTGAAGAGCTTGAATTACTTGTGAGACAGCTTCTGGTAGCACAATCCGAGGCCAAATCTGAAGAGATTAGGCATACAAGTGCACGGCGCAAAGCTGAGTAAAGGCAAGTAAGCACTATGCCACGATCAACAATGAGCGACCTTATCGCTAAAGTTCGACTAATGATTGGTGATCCATCGGGTCAAAGCCAGCAATTCAGCGATGACACTATTCAAGCCTACTTGGATGCGGAAAGACTGGATTTACGCTATGAACCGTTAATTATTGCACCAAGCATTGTGAATAACGCAAATACAAACAATCAGGCATCAACCATCTTTGCAGACTTTTATAGCAATTATGGTTTCTGGGAAAGCGATGTAGTGCTACAAGCTTACTCGAATGGTGCTGCGTGGGTAGTTGTGACTCCTGTTGCGATGGAATTGCTCATTGATCAGGCGCATTTTCAGTTTGAGACCAATGTGTTTACAAGTGGCACTGTACCAGGACAGTTGCCTCCTTGCTTTGCTACGGGCAAGGTCTACGACTGCTACGCTTCAAGTGCTGATTTACTCGAATTGTGGGCTGCAACCATGACAGGCGCATATGACATCTCTGTAGATGGGCAGTCGCTTAAGCGTTCACAGATGCCACAAGCCAAGCTCATGCTAGCACAGCAGTATCGCAAGCGAGCAAGGCCAAAGGTGGCAAAGATGGTGCGTTCAGACCTCATGCCACAACTGGATACACAGCGTATGCGGTTGCTGGACTCTGGTGATCTGGTCAAGTGAGGTGGTGATAGATGGGTATGTATCCAATATCAACAACAGAATTACAACAAATACAATCAGATGTGGCGAGTGCAGCGTGTGACAAGGATTGCGATATTCAGCGTGCGACCACGAGCAATGATGGTTATGGTTCGCAGACTGAGACCTACACCACCATTGCTACGGTCAAGGCAGGTATGACACAGCCATCAGGTGGAATGCTCCAGAACTACTCATTCATTATAGAAGATTTAGCAGCGTGGCAGGTGAAGTTTCCCATAGGGACTGATGTGAGGCACCGTGACAGGTTATCGATAGAAGGTCAAACCCTAGAAGTTCATGTGATACTAGACCCGCGTTCGTTCCCTGGATTGCTCACCGTTATCGCGGCTGAACTGAAATAAAAGGCAATAAAGCATGCAAGTACAGCCATTCAACCACAATTTACCGCCAGATTGGAAACTGAGCTATGATGCAAGGCCAGTCGATATGCTCACGTGGTCTAAGCAGTACCCGTTCGGGAATACCGCCACGTTTAATCAGGAGATCGAAACGTACTTGCCTGCTAACGTGTACATCTCTAATGGTGAGTTGATCCTCGAAGGGCGCAACACAGGCGGTGGTAACGCGGGTGTGAGTGGTGGCAAATACACCAGTGGCATGATTGCCTCCTACAACACGCTAGGCTTCTTATACGGCTATGTGGAAGGCATGATCAAGATGCCTGCTGGATATGGCGTTTGGCCAGCGTTCTGGATGCTGTACCAGACGTATCCAGCGAGCAACGAGATCGACATTGTGGAGATCTTTGAAAATCCGCTCAGTCTCAACAATGGCGTGCACTTCCCTAATGGCAGCGGCGGTACTGGCAGCGATGGCGGTGCAACCACACTCACGACAGATATGAGTGCAGGATACCATGCGTATGCTGTAGAGTGGGAACCGACCTTTGTACAGTTCTACTTCGATGGTCAACCCATACGGCGCATAACGACATCCGGTGAAATACCATCGCAGTTGATGTACATCCTGGCAAACGTGGCTATTAGTGGCGTGGCAGTTGGCGATCATATCCCTGCTGATGCTCAATTCCCTCTCCAGATGCACATCAAGTACATTCGCGTGTGGCAAAGGCAAGGCACACAGTATCAACTCTCACGTATTGCTGCTCCAGTGTATGCCAACTATATGACGGCTGTTCGGCTTGATGGGGCAATTGCCTCCTATGCGCTCAACGAAGCATCCGGTTCTGTGGCTGTGGACTCTATTGGCGGAGCGAACGGCACGATTATCGGCACTGTGCAGTACAACCAGTCTGCTCTCACTGGTGATCAGTCCGCTTCAATGGGCTTCAACGGTAGCACGACGTATGTGGCACTACCGAGCAGCATCAATCCCGCTGGCTTGTTTGCCTTTGCTGCTGAGATCTGGTTTGAGTACCCCACAACACCAGCCATCAATAATGGGCGTATCGTGAGCAATGGGCACACCGATTCCACGAATACCGGCTTTCAGATGATGCTCAATTCTGCGGCTGGTGGCCTGGTCTCGCTTGCCACTGCGAACAAGACGAGCAATCTGTACTTCAGTACCAATATCACCGCAGGTACACCACACCACTACGCTATGAGCTATGACGGTGCGCATGTGTACGCATACCTTGACGGTGTTCAGGTCGGCACTGATACACTCACTGGTGCTATCGTCTCATCTGGATTGCCCATTAACATCGGTCGTGGTTCATGGAATGCTGACTACTGGACCGGACTTGGTGCACACTGCTCTTTTTACTACAATTCGCTGACTGCTGCTCAGGTTCAGGCACATTATAACGCTGGTCTTGCTGCACTCACCGGACCTGCCACATTGAGTCTCAGCGAGTCTCAACCATTGGTCGTTACAGCAACAGAAAAGGCGGTGTCCTGATGGCTACCTACGTCATTGGTCAATGCGTGCGTGTCACTGCGAACTTTACCAGTTCCAACACACCGACTGATCCAACGATGGTTACATTCCTGATCAAGACACCTGCCGGTGTTGTCTCATCCTACGTCTATGGGGTTGATACCGCTCCAGTAAAAGACGGCGTTGGTGTCTACCACATGGATGTTTTTCCCAATGCGGCGGGTACCTGGACCTATCGGGTCGAGGGAACTGGTACAGCGGCGGCGGCACTTGAGTCATCATTCAGCGTCTTTACGAGCGTGTTCTATAGCTGATTGAGGTGGTCTTATGGGCAATGGTTTCGATGATATTGCGAACAAACTAGATGCTGCACTCAGTCAGATCGTGCGTAAAACCGCACTCGATGGTCAAGCGAATATTCAGCGACACATCCAATCGAACGACCAAGTAGACACCGGGAAAATGTTGAACAGTGTGTACGTCAAGACTGCCGATGAGAGCACCTACAAAGGCGGTGAGGATATATTGCCAGAGGTTGAGGCTCCACCAGACAATAAGACGGCCTATATCGGTGTAGGAGCCTCGTATGCCATTTTTCAGAACTACGGTACGAGGTTCATGCCCGGTCGCCCATTCTTCGAGCCAGGGATTGAGGAGACACGCCAGGGGTTTGAGGCGGCTATTGCAAGAGTTGAGTCCATTTTGGGAGGTCAGTAGTCGATGGCAGGTCACGAGGTAGCGCTCGGCTTCCAATTCTTGTATGGCGTGCTCTCTGGAGATGCAACGCTCACAAGCTACGCACCGGGTGGAGTGTTTCGTGCGCTGGCACCTCCTGACACTGTTACACCATTCGTGATTATCGCGTATCAGGCAGGATCGGATAGCACAACCATGAACGGCTTTCGTATGCTGGATGACTTGGTATTCCAGGTCAAAGCTGTAGGTCCAGCCACGAGCATGACAAGCATTGTGAGCGCAGCCGAGCGTATTGATCAGTTGCTTGGAGGCACCAACACAGGGCCTGCCTCTGGTGTGATTGGCTCCAATTTGGGTCAATGTCTCGCATGTTATCGGCAATCGCCATTGGCACTCGATGAGATTACGAATGCAGAATTGTGGAGTTCAATCGGGGGATTATATCGGTTAATTATTGAACAAATGTAATACATTCAATTATCGTCAATTTTCATATCTCGTGCTTAGTGCCTTTTTAAGAGACATTAGGCAGGGGATGATGGGAGAAGTATAAGATGGCATGGCAAGCTGAGCGAACAAGTATAAACCAAAAGTGCCAGATCGGTGCTGAATCAACTACTGCACTTGGTACACCTGTTGCAGCCGGTAAGTTAATTGAGTGCTTTGACTGGACTATGGCAATAAATGGGGATGTAAATTTTTACACTCCTACAGGTCGCAAGTACGCCTCATCGCAAGAGGAAAACACCGAATGGGTGGATATTACACTTGGCGGGAACTTAGACTATAACGGCGTGATCTATCCGCTGGCCAGCGTCATGGGCAATGTCTCACCAGTGGCACATCTAGCCTCTACCACAGCGAAGGACTGGATCTTCACACCACCTGTTACGGGCTCGATTGTGCCAAGGACCTACACAATCCAACAAGGTGATAGTGTGCGAGCGCATCAGGTCGCATACGCCATCTTCACTGACTTCGGCTATAAAGGTGATCGTAAAACCTTCACCATCTCAGGAAAAGGCATAGGGCAGCCCATCACCGATGGCGCAACCATGACATCTAACCCCACAGCAGTGGCTCTGGCACCTGTCCCATCAAAGCAGTTCAATGTGTACCTGGATAGCACCAGTGCTGGTTTGGGCACAACACAGCTCACGCGTGCACTCTCAGTGGATTACAACATGACCGGTACATACGGGCCGCTCTTTGTGCTTAACCGCTCATCACTTGGTTTTACTGCACATGTTGACCTCGCTCCAAAGGCTTCCATCAAGCTCAAACTAGAGGCTGACTCCAACGGTATGGCGCTGCTCTCCTATCTCCAAAGTGGTGTGACGTACTACCTGCGTGTGCAGGCTCAAGGTTCCACTGCCATTGCTAGCGACGGTCCAGGCAGCATCTTCAACACCTTCACGCACGATATGGCTGTGAAGGTCAACAAGCCTTCAGCGTTTGCAGACAACCAGGGCGTGTTCGCTATCGAGTGGGAGCTGGACATTGTGGAAGATCCAGCTTGGAACACAGGACAGGCGCAGACCATCACAGTTACTAATTTGATCGGTGCTCTCTAGAAGAGGTTTATTATGCCAATTTCCTTGCAAAAGATGGCGGCTAATACCGCCAGTGTCACGGTGCAGGTAGGGGACGATGC